GTGGGATGCCTCGGACTCAAGCACTACACGCTCCAATGGACCGGCGAGGAATACGAGGAGATCTACCTCGAGCTCGAGCAGTGGATGCGCCAACCGGACCCCAAGGTGACCCGGAACTTCATCATGTCCCAGACCTCGACGGACCTGATGCTCCACGGATCTGCGTGGTGGTACGTGACCTCAAGGTCCACCGCCACCGGCAGGCCGCTCTCGTTCCAATGGCTCCCAGCGTCGATGGTGGCGATGATGGACCAGCAGGGTCCGCAACGGTTCGGCCCGTCGCAGGAGGCCACGTTCAACGGCGTGGCCCTCGACATGGACAACGTGCTTCAGTTCATCGCCCCGACCCAAGGCCTCCTCTGGACCGGCGACCGTGCGATCAACACCGCGATCAAACTGGACCGAGCCGCCGACCGCTTCGCCGTGAACGAGATCGCCGCCGGATATCTCCAGCAGACCGACGCATCCGAACCGATGTCCGGCGAGGAACTCGCAGAGCTCGCAGCCGCATGGTCCGCAGCTCGACGCAACTCGGCGATCGGCGCACTCAACTCGGTGGTCACCTTCAAGGAGTTCACCTCCGACCCGTCCAAGTTGCAGCTCGTCGAGTCCCGACAGTTCCAAGCGCTCGAGCTGTCCCGGCAATGTGGCATCCCCCCGTACCTGCTCGGCATCGGCGTCCCCGGATCGTTCACCTACCAAAACGCTCAGCAGGCCCGACAGGACCTGTACCTGTTCGGCGCGAAGCAGATCCTCCATTGCATCGAGGAGACGCTCTCGTCGTCCTTCTGTCTCCCCCAGAATCGTTACGTCGCCTTTGACGTCGAGGATTATCTCAGCGAGAACTCGCTCGCCGACGTCGAGGTAGAGGACGAGGCCGAGGTCCGCATCAACGAAGGAGGACGCCGATGATCCGGCTCACCGCCCAACTAGTCACGCTCGACGCCGCCGAAGGCGACGCACCGTCACGCACCATCACCGGCCTCGCCGTCCCGTGGGACACCGTCGCCACCCTGTCCGGTGGTGAGCAAGTCAAGTTCCTCAAGGGATCGCTCCCCGAGGACGGACCGGCCCCGAAGCTGCTCGAGTTCCACGACGACACCCGAGTGATCGGCGTCGTCACCGAACGAGTGTCCACCGACGAAGGGATGATGTTCTCTGCGAAGCTCGCCACCACGCGCGCCGCCGACGACAGCCTCGCCCTACTCGCCATGGGCGCACTCGACTCCGTCTCCGTCGGAGCCGTACCGCTCAAGTTCACACGCACCAAAGAAGGCGTCCTCGAGGTCTCCGAGGCCCGATGGCTGGAACTGTCCGTGGTGACAGTCCCGGCATACGCCGACGCACAGGTGTACTCAGTCGCCGCCTCAGCTGACGAAGCCGAGACGATCGAACCCCAGCAAGAAGAAGAACCCACAACCCAAGACTCCGAGGAGGAGAACATGGAAGTCCAGCCCACCACCGTCGAGGCCGCAGTCGCCACGACCCCGATCTACGCGAGCGCCAAGCGCGAGTTCAAGTTGCCCACCGCCGCCGAGTACCTCGCAGCCATGGCTGCCGGAGGCTCCGAGTTCGCCGAGTACAACGCTCGACTGAACGCCGCCGCCGGTGACCAGATCACAAGCAACGTGCCCGGTATCTTGCCGGCCCCGATCCTCGGACCGACGTACGACAACCTCGTCGCCCTCCGTCCGGTCTGCGATGCGTTCGGCGTCCGCGCGATGCCCCAGCGTTCGGGCACCACGTTCGTGCGTCCCTACATCGATACCCACCTGAGCGTCGGTCAGCAGTCCACGCAGCTCACCGCCGTGTCGGCGACCACGCAGGTCGTCGAGGACAAGGTGGTCAGCAAACTCACTTTTGCGGGCAGTCAGACTCTGTCAGAGCAAGTGATCGATTGGACCGACCCGAACGCCGTGCAGATCGTCCTCGACGACATGCTCGGTCAGTACGCCGACGCCACCGACAACTACGCCGCCGATCAGCTGTTGGCGCAGACCACGCAGGCCTCCGCCGCGAACGTGGACTTCACCGACCCGGACGCCGTCGTCGCCGCCATCTACACCGGCGCTCAGACGATCGCCTCCAACGGCAACGTGTTCGCCGACAAGCTGTTCGTGTCGCTCGACGTGTGGCGTCAGCTCGGATCGCTCACGGACAGCACCGGTCGCCCGTTGTTCCCCGTGATCGGACCGATGAACGCCGCCGGCTCGATCAACGCCGCGAACGCCGTGGGCAACGTCCTCGGTCTGCAGCTCGTCGCCGACAAGAACTTCGCCGCGAAGACCTGCATCCTGAGCGTGTGCGAGCCGCGCACGAAGGCTCCGTACGAGATCTATGAGGATGCCCGGGGCATCGTGAGCCTCAACCAGCCGACCATCCTCGGTCGCGAGCTGGCTATCAGGGGCTATTTTGCCGTGACGATGATCAACACCGGCAAGACCTACAAGATCACTCAGGCCTGACGCACGGCACAGCAGAAGGACGAGGGACTACACCATGGCGACCTACACAGTTATCGAGCACATGAGGCTCGACGACTACGCCATCGTCCAGACCCTCGAGGACACCGAGATCGGGGTCGGGCAGACGATAACGCTGTCCGGCCTCGGTCACGGCCTGAACGGTACGCACACCGTGTTCGCTGTGCCGACGTTCCTGTTCGTCGGCGTAGATCAGGAGGGCGACCTCCTCTACAACTACGACGTCATCGTCCCCAACCAACTGTTGTTCTACGACGCAGGCGACAACGTCGATCGCACACCGGCGATCCCCACCGGGACGCTCACGTGGAGCATCTCGTGCACGTGGACCACGTCGGCCCTCGTGACCGAGTTCCTCGGCATCTCCGGTGCCACCGCCAACGACACCGCCTACATCGCTACCTGTGTCGCAGCTGCGAACCAATGGTGCTTCCGCAGACGCCAACAGGCCGGCTACTTCGACTCGCCGACCACGGCCCCCGACGCATCCGTCCAACTCGGAGCGACGTTGTATGCCTCTGCGCTGTACAGGGAACGTGGCTCTGTGGACTCCTTCCAGTCGTTTGAGTCCATGTCCGTCGGAGTGCCCACCCTGACGAACGGTCGCATCATGCAGCTCCTCGGCGTCCGCAGGAGTCAGGTGGCATGACATGGCAGCCACAGGAATGTTCGCGGAAGCGATCACCGCAGTCGCGAACGTCATCACCGCTCGAGGCTACGTCCCCGTCACAGACCCTCGGAACGCCCGACCGCTCACCGTGTTCATCGAGCTACCCACGTTCGATGCGTTCACCTACAACGTCGGCGACATCACCATCACGATCCGAGTCCTGGCACCGCCACCCGGCAACCAGGACTCAGGCGACTACCTCCTCACGGCGATCGACGCTCTCATGAACTCGTCGCTCGCCATCACCGGAGGCCAACCCACCATCGCACAGATCGGGTCGCAGGAACTACCGGCCTACGACCTGACCGTCCGAATCTCCAGCAAACGCAACTAGAAGAAGGAGCCAACCATGGCGACGACCACATTCCTGTCCAACGCAACCGTGAACATCTCGCAGGGTGCCACGACCTACGACATCAGCGATCAGGTGCGCTCCGTCACCCTGACCGTCGGCTACGACTCGCTCGAGGCCACCAGCATGGGAGACACCGGACGCAAGTACGTCCAAGGCCTGCAGGCCGTCAGCGTCTCCATCGAGTGCTACCTGTCCTACGGGGGCACCGGAGCCACCTCCGAGATCGAGACCATGTGCTCGGCCCTCGTCGGACAAGGTAACACCGGCCTCGTCATCTCGCCCTCCGGCACCACCGAGTCGGCGACCAACCCGGAGTACACCATCACGAACGCCATGCTCGCCTCGTTCTCCCCGATCGCCTCGACGGTCGGAGAGCTCGCGATGATCACCCTCGAGTTCGTCGGCGGCACCTTCGCTCGCGACATCACCTGATCGCTCACCCTCCGCTAGGTAGGATTCGCCCATGATCGGAATGCTCATTGAAGTCGAGATGCTTGACGGCGAAGTCCACCAAGTTCCGGTGACCTACGGGGTCGCCTGCAAGTGGGAGGACCATCATCCGAACCTCTCGTGGTCATCGTTCCTCGACGACCCGAAGTTCAAGCCGATGGCCTACCTAGCGTGGGAAGCAGTCAAGGCGGCAGGCGTCCCAGTGAAGCTGTTCACCCCATGGCTGGACACCATCGCCGGAGTGAAGTTCCTCCCAAAAGACAGAGCAGAGAAGCAGGACAAGTCACCCGACTGATCGCCACGCTGGCCCTCCGAACCGGGATCGCACCCAGCCTCCTCTGCGACACAGACCCGGCGATCGTCGATGAGATGATCCGCCAACTCAACAAGCAGGACAAGGAAGCAGAGAAGGCCAGACGATGACGATCCAAGTGGAAGGGCTAGCAGAGACGCTCCGCGATCTCGGCAAAATCGAGCCTGACCTACGCCGCAAACTGAACCGCGAGATGCGCAACGTCATCAAGCCACTCGTCACCGACATCAACAACCGGATCCCCAAGCTCGCCCCTCTGGAGGGCATGATGCACAACGGACGGACCGGCTGGCCCAACAGGAAGAACGCCGTCATCAAGCTCGACGCGCGCCGTCCTCGACGAGACGTAAACGCCACCTCCACCGAGAAGCCGGTGAACGTCATTCGGATTATCACACGTGGTGCGCCGGTCGCGATCGCCGACATGGCAGGCCGAGCTGGAGGACAAGCCTCACAAGCCGAGCCACGATTCCAGCGTCCGAACTTCTCGCGAGACCTACCGGGCAACGCTTCCCGATACATGTGGTACCAGATCGAGAACAAGATCGGACCCATCAATGTCGAGCTGCGAAAAGTGATCGACCAGGTCGTCAAAGAAGCCAACCGCGAACTCATGAAGGTGAGGCTCTAATGGCAATCCAGATCCCGATCATCACGTCCCTCGAGGACTCTGGCATCAAGGCCGCTAAGGCCGCCTTCAACAACTTCAAGCAAGAAGTCGGCAACGCTGAAGGAGCCGTTGGCAAGTTCAAGGCCGGAAGCAAGGTCGCCTTCGACGCCGTCAAGGCCAACGCCGCCACCTTCGCTTTGGCAGCTGCAGGATCCCTCGCCACGTTTGCCCTCAAGGGTGCCGACGCCTTCCAGAAGGTGGCCCTCGCAGCCGGAGAACTGTCCGATGCCACCGGCCTCACCGTTGAAGAAGCATCCCGGCTCGCCGAGGTCGCCGGAGACATCGGCATCGAAGCCGCAACCGTGGAGACTTCCATCGGCAAGATGAACAAAGTGCTCGGCAACTCGCCAGAGCTGTTTGAGGAGCTGGGCGTCCAGATCGCCTACACCGAAGGCGGCGCAGTAGACGCCAACGAGACCTTCCTCAACGTGATCGACCGGCTCAACGGAATCACGGACCCAGCCGAACGTGCTCGAGTCGCCTCCGAGCTGTTGGGCAAGGGCTGGCAGGGCATGGCAGAGATGATCGCCGGAGGCTCCGACAAGCTTCGCCAATCCCTGAGCGAAGTCTCCGAACAGAAGGTCATCGACGAACGAGAACTTGAGAAGGCGCGCAAGTACCGCGAGTCCATGGACAAGCTGAGAGACGCAGGAGACGACCTCGCTCAGAGCCTCGGCGAGCATCTCATCCCTGCGCTCACAACTGTTGCGGAGATCGCCGCCAAAGGCTCAGAAGCGCTCGGTTACCTCACCATCGGGACCGACGGTATGGCAACCGCCGAGAAGAAGCTCAAGGCAATTGTCGATGGCATTGAGCAACCGTACAAGGAC